TAAGTTTGCCCTGACAGTGCCACAGGCTACCTTGACATCAGACTCAACTGTTGTTGCTGTTGCTGACACTTTAGTGGCTCAGAATGCCTATGCTCGTGCTTTGGTAGAGCGTGGTGAAGATGGTGGTTTGACTTCATCTGAGGCATACCAGTTGTATAAAGCTATGTTGTCTGACAGCATTGCTTTGGAAGGCACTCGCTATCCTGAGAATCAGGAGTTTGTTGCGATATGAGTCAGCAAATACAAACCTTTAGCGTTTCAGCGCCAGCACTATATGGGCTGAATACGCAAGATTCACCTCTTGATCTTGCGGCTGGATATGCTTTGGTTGCGACAAATTGCATTATTGACCAATATGGTCGGATGGGTTCGCGCAAAGGTTGGTCAAGGGTTAATTCTTCAAGCGGCGATCTAGGCGCTAATGACGTAAAAGTTATCCATGAGTTAGTCCAAGCTGATGGCACTTTGACTGTATTGTTTGCTGGAAACAACAAGATATTTAAACTTGGTGCAAGCAATGTAGTTACTGAGTTAACTTATGGTGGTGGTGGTACTGCACCAACCATTACTGATAGCAATTGGCAATGTGCATCATTAAATAACATAACTTATTTCTTTCAGTCTGGTCAAAATCCTTTGATCTATGACCCTGCTGTTAGCACCACAACCTATCGTAGAGTGTCTGAGAAGTCAGGTTATGTTGCTACTGTTCCTGATGCTAATATCTGTATTTCAGCGTTTGGTCGTTTATGGGCGGCAAATACAACAACAAATAACTCTACTGTCTTTTTCTCTGATTTGATTGCTGGTTATGTTTGGTCAACGGGTACGGCTGGTTCTTTGAATGTAGATCGTGTATGGGCGAATGGCGCTGACCAGATTACAGGTCTTGCCGCACACAATGGCTTTCTATTCATTTTTGGCAAGCGTCAAATTCTGATTTACCAAAATGCCACTACACCAGCGTCAATGTCGTTAAGTGACACTGTTGAGGGTATTGGTTGCATTGCAAGAGACAGTATTCAGACTACCAGCACTGATGTGCTTTTCTTGTCTAATTCTGGTGTTCGTTCTTTGATGAGAACAATTCAAGAGAAGTCTTCACCTGAGAGAGACTTGTCTAAGAACATTCGTAATGATTTAATGACTATCATTGCTGGTGAGACATTGGCAAATGTTAAGTCCGTCTATTCTGAGCGTGAAGCGTTTTACTTATTGAGTACACCATCTGTAGGCGGTGTATTTTGCTTTGACACTAAGGCTTATTTGCCTGATGGTGCGGCAAGAGCAACGACTTGGGACTCAATTACTCCAACAGCTTTTCTATCTAGGCGTGATGGTAGTTTATACATTGGCAAGAATGGTTATATTGGTTTGTATGGCACTTACCAAGACTACCAAACTGCATATCGTATGTTGTATTACACAAACCATGCAGACCTTGGGAATCAGAACCAAACTTCTATTCTGAAGAAGTTGTCCATTGTGGTTATTGGCGGCACAAATCAGGTTGTTACCTTTAAGTGGGGATTTGACTTTAAGACAAATTATTTGTCTTCTGATGACACTATCCCAACTCAAGGCGAGTCTTACTATGGTATTGCTGAGTATGGTGCTAATGCCACGGTGATTGCAGAATACTCTGATGGTGTTGCGTTGCAGACTTTAACTGTTTCAGCATCTGGTAGTGGGAAGGTTGTTCAAACTGGATATGAGACAGACATAAATGGTACTGCATTGTCTATTCAGAAGATTGAAATTCAAGCCAAAAATGGCAAAGTAAGTTAAAGGAGTAACTATGTCAAACTATACAAAATCAACAAACTTTGCAACCAAAGATGCTTTATCTTCTGGTAATGCTTTAAAGATTGTCAAAGGCACTGAGATTGATACTGAGTTCAATAACATTGCGACTGCTGTTGCTACAAAATCAGATAGTGCATCTCCTACATTTACAGGTACTGTAACCATTCCTACGTTGGCTGTTACTGGTACATCAACACTAACAGGTGTAGCAACATTAACTTCTCAACCAATTTTATCTAGCTTGACGGCTTCTAAGCCTGTGTTCACAGACGCATCTAAAGGTTTGGTGAGTACAGGTACTTTAGGGGCAGATCAAGGCGGTACAGGGGTTGCAAACAATGCAGCAATGACTGTTACAGGTTCTGGTAACTTTGCTTACACTCGAACTTTGACAGGCGCAACAAACGTAACTTTACCTACAACTGGCACTTTAGCTACTCTTGCAGGGACAGAGACTTTTACTAATAAAACTTTAACAAGTCCAACGCTGACAACACCAAATATTAACTCGGCTCAAATTCCTACTGTGTCAGGCACTGCGCCTTTGTATATGGCAAGGGCTTGGGTAAACTTCAACGGCACTGGCACTGTGGCTATTCGTGCATCAGGTAATGTGTCAAGCATTACTGACAATGGCACTGGCGATTACACAGTGAACTTCACAACCGCTATGCCTGATGTAAATTATTCAATGGAAGCAAGTTGTTCGTACCGTTCTGGAAATTACAATTCAGTCCATATTTTTACTGACGCTGCGGGGACAATTGTTCCCCCTACAACTACAGCCGCTAGACTTCAGCTATCAACAATCACATTAGGTTCTGGCGATTCTGAGTATGTTTGCGTAGCAGTCTTCCGTTAACCAAGGAGCAACCATGACCCAACGAATAATCTACCCAACTGACGATGGCGGCGTGGCTGTCATTATCCCTGCTGAATCTATTGAGGCAGCAATGAAAGACATTCCTGAAGGCAAGCCCTACAAGATTGTGGATGTGTCAGACATTCCGACAGACCGCACATTTCGCAACGCATGGGAGTACACAGCGTGATTACTATCAACGTAACCAAAGCCAAGGCAATAGCGCATGAAGTTCGCCGCGCTGCTCGTACTGAAGAGTTTGCTCCCTATGACGATGCCATTGCCAAACAAATACCCGAGCAGGCAGAGGGCGCAGAAGCCGCAAGGCAAGTCATTCGTGACAAGTACGCCGCCATGCAAACAGCAATTGATTCAGCAACAACAACAGATCAACTTAAAGCAGCAATGCCATGATTACCCACCATTTTTCTGATGGACTGTACGCAAAGGAAGCTAGGTTTCCTGCTGGTGTAGCCATCTTAAAACACACCCATAACTTCAGTCACTTGTCTATCTTGGCTGAAGGCAAGGTTGCTGTGTTGCGTGGGAATGAAATTGATATTGTGAATGCTCCTGCTTGTTTAGAGATTAAAGCGGGATTGATACATGGGGTTAAGGCGATTACTGATTGTGTTTGGTTTTGTATTCATGCCACAGACGAGAAAGACCCGTCTAAAGTGGATGAGATTTTAATTAAAGGAGAATAATATGCCATTCGGTGCAATTATAGGCGGGGCATTAGGATTTTTAGGATCGCAAAGTCAAGCTGATGCTATGGAGAGTGCGGCGGCTCAGTCTGCGGCGGCTCAACGTGATGCGGCTAGGCAAGCGGCTGAAGCGGCTAAGTTTCGCCCTGTAGGGATTACTACACGTTACGGCACATCCAACTTCCAATTTGACCCTAGTGGTTATTTGTCTGGTGCTGGTTATAACGTAAGCCCTGAACTAAAAGCCTATCAAGATCGTTTGATGGGTTTAACTGGTGGTGCTTTAACTCAGGCAGAACAGGCTCAACAACAGTATGCTCCTTTGCAGACTGCGGCTTCAGGTCTGTTTGGCTTGGGTCAGCAGTACCTTGCACAGAGTCCTGAACAGGTTGCGGCTAAATATATCCAACAGCAACAGGACTTGCTTGCACCTAGCCGTGAGCGTCAGATGGCTCAGTTGCAGAACCAGTTGTTCCAACAAGGTCGTAGCGGTCTATCGGTAGGTGCTACAGGTATGCGCCCAAGTGGTGCTGGTGGATTGGGTGCTACTACACCTGAGATGGAAGCCTACTACAACGCATTAGCGCAACAAGACTTACAGTTAGCGGCACAAGCACAGCAAGCTGGTCAACAGAATGTTGCGTTTGGTACAGGATTATTTGGAACAGGAAGCCAGTTGTTAGGTCAGTATCAAGCTGGTCAAGTTGGCGCATTGAGTCCATTTACAACTTATTTGGGCGCTGGTCAAACCATTGAGTCACTTGGACAACAGCCTTTGGATATTGGCGCACAGTTAGGTGGTCGTGCGGCTACTGCTGGCGCTAATGTTGGTCAGTCATTGTTAACTGGTGGTATTAGTGCCGCTAGAGCGCAACAAGCTGGCGCTGGATTTAGTCCATTAGGCGGTTTGTTGCAGGGTGCTGGTAGTAGTCCACAGTTAAGAACTGGCTTTGAGAACTTTTTTAGTGGATTTGGTCAACCTAGTGGCATGACAGGAGCGCAGAATGATCTTTTGGCGGCTCAAGGTGGATACTATAGACAACAGCCATCTGCATCTGCATTTTCATTTAATGGACAACAAATCTAAGGAATAATCATGGCAACCTCAGACATTCTCGGTTTGTTTACCACTCCTGAACAGTATCAACTTGCTCAACGTCAAGCACAACAAGCGCAAGCTATTCAGTATGCAAATCTTGACCCAATGGCTCGTGCCAACTATGGGACTTTCCTTGCTGGTCAACAGTTAGGTGGTGCTATTGGCGGTGCTTTGGGTGGTCAAGACCCTATGCTGCAAAAGATTAGTCAGCGTCAGCAGTTGATTGGGATGATTGACCCATCTAACCCTGACTCCTATGTTCAAGCTATTCAGATGGCATTGCAGGGTGGAGATCAAGAAGCTGCTTTCCTGTTGCGTAATGAGATGATGAAGGCAAAGCAACAGGCTCAAGGGTTGAAGCGTCAGGCTCAACAAGAACAGTTGCAGGATTTGCAAATAACTGATGCCCTTACCGAGCGTGGTTTAGGTATGCAAGAGCGTGGACTTGCAAACTTAGCCAATGAATTGCTTGGTCAATTACAGAAGGCAGATGGCACTTTAAATCCAGATGTTTTGTCAAGATTGCAATCTTTCCCACAAGGTCGTGCAGCACTTAAAGCACTTGCACCCGAAACCATTACGGCTAAAGAAGGCGAAACAATTTACCAAAAGCCTACATTGCCTAATCAACCATTCAAACCACTTTTAAGTGGAACTCCTAAACCAGTGCCATTTACAGGCGCTGAATCAAATGCGGCTCTTGATTTATATCAAACAAATGACCCTGTAAAGATTTTCAATACCTATGGTCGGGCTGGACTTGATGCGGTTGCCCAAAAAGCAAAAGAAACAAGACTAACCGAAAGACCAGTAACAAACATATCTGTTCAAAATCAAATGCAAAAAGGTTTTGGAGAAAACTTAACAGACGCTATTACATCAAACATCAAGGCTGGAAGTTTAGCTAGACCAATTTTGGGTGCGGTTGACAGTATGCAAATCTTGTTAGATGAAGGTGTAAAAACTGGATTCGGTCAAGAAACAATGCTGCAAGTTGGCAAGGTTGGTCAAGTCTTTAACCCTGACTTCAATGTCAAAGGATTGGCAGGACAAGAAGCATTGCAGTCTATTTCAACTAACTTAGTCTTACCACAAGTTAAACAGCTTGGTGTTAATCCAACTGATACTGATTTGAAGTTCATCAACACTGGTTCACCTAGCCTATCAAAAACAGTTGCTGGTAATAAGTTGATGTTGTCAGCACTTAAATTAAAGGGACAGCGTGACCAAGATTTGGCAAGATTTTCAAACACTTGGTTGTCTCAAAACAATAGATTGACAATAACAAATCCAACTCAAGCATATGTTAAATTTAATACTGATTTTGATGCATATACACAAAGCAGCCCTTTATATGCACCAGCAGCAAGTCAATTAAGAGAGCAATTTAATGCACTTGGCTCAACAACACAAAGAGGTGCAAGAACCCCTAATGCTAGGGAAGCTACAGATCGTGGCGGTTTGACTAAACCTAAGTAACCCATAAAGGAATAAAAAATGTCATCTCTTAAAGACCAGATTCTAGACTTGCGTGATGAGTTAATGATTGCCAAAGATGAGGGTCAATTAACTCCTGATGGGCAAAAAATGCTAGACCAACTTGATACAAAAAGTTGGACTACTCAAGGCTTTGGTCAATTTCTGCAAGGGTTATCAGCAAATTTTTCTGAGAATGCAATTGGCTCAATTAAATCTTTTTTAAGCCCTGCACCAGCTAATGTCGCTAAACAAGTTGGCATGGCTTCACCAGATCAGCCAGCACCATCACCATCAGATGTTGGAGTTGCGTTAGAGCGAATTGGCTTAGAAGAATACAGCAAAGAGAACCCTGTTAAATCAGTCGCGGCTAATATTGCTGGCGCAGCTACTCCAGCATTTCTTACCAAAAAACCAATAACCTCATTACCCGCACAAGTTGGGGTAACTACTGCCGCTGCTTTTACCGCTGGACTTGGTGAATCTGAAGCTGAATTATTTAGCCCAGAATCTTTGAAAACTGGTGCTACAGGTGCGGCTACAGCATTAGTGATGCTTCCAATTACCAAAGTTGTAGGCATGGGTGCTGGCACTGTTTATCGTGGTGTTGTGAAGTCTATATTCGATAACCCACAAAAGCTAGGAACTGATGAAGCTAGGTCGCTAATCAAACAAGCATTAGTGTCTGATGTTGGTGGGGTTGATGAAGCTATTAAGTATGTCTTAGAGCGTAAGGGTAAGCCATATGCTTTAGCTGATGTAGGCGCAAATACCAGAGCATACTTAGATGCCGCTAACACCATACCTAGTGTCGGTAAAAAAGAAGCAAATGAATTTATAACTAATCGTGACAAAGGTATGTTGGCAAGATTGACAACAGACTTGCAAGTTGCTTTTGGTTCAAAAGCCGCATTCTTTGATGAGTTCAATGCTCTTAAACAAGCACGATCTCAGCTTGGTGGGGCTTTATATGATAGAGCGTTAAAGAAAGATATTCCTGTAACTCCTGACTTGGTTGCTTTAATGGATAGACCAAGTGTTAAAAATGCTTTTGTCAGAGCGCAAGAATTAGCCAAAGAACAAGGAGTTAAATTGCCCGATGTACAAGTGGTAAATGGAAAACTTGTTACATCAGATGGCAACCCAGTTACAAATATAAACACAACTTTTTTGCATTATGTAAAGATGGGTTTGGACGATGGTATTTTTACTGGCAAAAGTCCGACAAGTGGAATTGGGTCAACCCAACTCAATGCCTTTAAAGATACAAGATCAAAGTTTCTTGATTTGTTAGATTCATCTAATGGCACATACAAAAATGCAAGGCGTGTGTGGGCATCTGATACAGCAGTCATGGATGCTATGGAAGAAGGCAGGACAGTCTTCAACAAAAGCCCTAAAGATGTTGACGTATTGCTAAAAGATATGAAGACAATGACTAAATCAGAACTTGAAGGTTTGCGTCTTGGAACTATGCAAAACCTTTTAGATCGTTTAGGTGGAGCGCAAGTGGCTGACACTGTTGTTGGCGCAACTGGAAATCCAGCATTGAAGATCATCAACAACCCAAAGAATTTAAGAATTATTAGAGAGACTTTCCCAAAAGATGAAGCTGGAGACAAGGCTTTTGGTCAATTCATGAAAAACTTGAAGACTGAAGTTGAGATGAAAAGCACTTCAAAACAAGTATTGCAAGGGTCGCAAACTGCTGAACGAACTCAAGCAATTCAAGATGTTCGTGCTGGCGGTAAAGCAATGCGAGAAATGCCTGTAATGAGTATTCAAGGCATTCTGACTAGGGCATTGCAAAGAGATTATGCAAACTTAGGTGATGAACAAACTAGGGCGGTTGCCACTGAAATGGTTAGAATTTTGACAACAACTAATCCTGCAAAACTGCAAAAGATTGGCAAGGAGTTGTCTGGTCGTAGTCTTTACGATGTAATCAGTAAAGATGTTCCAGAACTTCTGCCAGCTTTAGGCAGGACTATTTTGAGTCCCTCATCTGTTGGCGTTATGTCTGGTACAGCAGCACCCAATATCCAAAATGCAGCAGGCTTGTTCTCAACCCAATAGGAGACTGAAATTGACCCAATCTCTATCTGCCTCCTTGCGGGATCGCTGGTTAAGAGCATCCAATCTTCTGTCGAGTTGTATCAACAAACTCGTGAGCAGTTTGTCTCAATTAAAAAAACCGCTGATGATGTTGTTGCCATTGGCAGGGACGTTAAATCGTTTTGGGGTACGTTGCGGAAGTTATTTGGTGGTAGTCCCAAGCCTCAAGCTACAAAGTCTGTGGCAACGGCTAAAGGCTCACAAGAGTGGGTCAATGTCGATGAAACAACAGTCAAAGCAAAAATCGTAAAAGATTTAAGTTCTTTTTTTAAGCTGCAACAACAATTACAAGAGCATATAGAACAGGAAGAACTTAAAGCCAGAACAGTTGTATTTGCTGATGATGTGAACTTGATGGAAGAAGCCCTGAACAGAGTTCTTGCCGCCCAAGAAATGGAACGGATGGTCGTTCAAATTCGTGAGGTTATGGTATATGGCTCTAAGGATATGGGCGCTTTGTACTCAGAAGTTTTTGCCATGAGAGATGTGATTGCAGCAGAGCAAGCAAAGGCAAGGAAGAATCGGGATGCAGAAATATGGCAACGAAAGCAAAAGGAGCGTCTTCTAGCCGAAAAACAAGCGTATCTAATGGTGACTATCCTCTGCCTCCTATATTTGTGGCTTCTGATAGCGTTCATAAGCAAGATTGGGAGAACGTAGTGGGGTGGATTGCCGCTTGTGTGCTTGTAATAGTGTTGTTGCCTATTTTGGCTATGATTCTGCTAGACACGCTAGAGGCAAAGCATGAGGTTAGGCAATCGGTAGAGAAGGTTGAGAAACTCAGAAGACAGATTGAGCAGAAAGAAAGGGAGAAGGAAAAATGAATATTTACTGTATTTGGGGCTTATCAATCCTGTTGGTTCTGCTGATGGGTTGTTCAGATAGGTACAGGTATCCCTGCCAAGACCCATTGAATTGGTCTAGTGCTGAATGTAAACCCCCAATCTGTACCGCCGCTGGTACTTGCCCTGAAATGTTAGTCAAACCCGAACAGGAGAAGAAATGATGCCTACTATTGGATATAAACCTAACAACCGCCTGACTGCTGATGAGATTGAGGTCAGAGTATGGGCATTTGTTATCGTAGTCTTGGTGAGCATTCTGTTGGCTTCTATGGGTATGTTCTTGTACTCAGTATCTTTTGTTACGCAACCAATGAACGGCAGTATGGCGGCGATTGACAAGGTGTATACCCAACAGATCAGCACCATAATGGTTTTCATCACTGGGGTACTTGGCGGTGTAGCTGGGCGCTCTGGCGTCAAGGCGATTGCCAATGCAAGCGCCAAGGCTGAAGCTAATGACAACGAGCCACCAGCACCATGAGCCTGTTTAATCCTTGGGTGCTGTTGGGTATCTTGATGGCGGTATTGTCTGCTGCTGGCGGTGGGTACTTCAAAGGCAGCCATGATGAGAATGTGCGCCAGCAAGTAGAAATAGCCGCCTTGAATGCTAAAGCAAGGGAAACTGAGCAAAACATGGCAAAGGTAGCAAATACCTATGCTGAAACTTTAAGGAAGTCACAGAATGCTGCTAGAACTAAAGAAACTAAGTTACGGGCTGATGTTGCCTCTGGTGCTTTGCGCCTGTCAATCCCCACCCAAAGCCCCGTATGTTCCCCCTCAGTTACCGCCGTTACCGCTGGAGATAACAGCGGAGAGACACGAACCGAACTTAGTGGACAGGTTAGTGAAACTCTTATCGCCATCGCCTCAGAAGGAGATGCCGCCATCCGAAAACTCAACCAATGTATCCAAACCTACGAAACCTTGAAAGGAATGAAATGAACCTCTCCGCAAACTTTACCCTCAAAGAACTAACCAAATCAGACACTGCTACCAGACTGGGGCTGGAAAATAGTCCTGATGATGAGGCACTGGAGAACTTGAAGACTTTATGCGAAATGGTGCTTCAACCTGTGCGTGAGCATTTTGGTAAATCTGTGACTGTTAACTCAGGTTATCGTAGCCCTGAGTCCAATGCCGCTGTTGGTGGGTCTAAGACCAGCGATCACTGCAAGGGCATGGCGGCAGATATTGAGATAGTTGGTGTTGCCAATGCTGATTTAGCGCAGTGGATTATGGATAACTTGGACTACACCCAGTTAATCTTAGAGTTCTACACACAAGGTATCCCTGATTCAGGTTGGGTTCATGTCAGCTATGACCCTAATAACCTCAAGAAGCAGGAATTGACTGCCGTTAAGGTTGCGGGGAAGACTCAGTATCTCCAAGGACTACAGGCTTAATTAGCCGCCTACAGAAGTGTTTAGGGGTGAGGTGTTCGTACAAGATCACCTCACCACACTTCTCACATAACCATGCTACGCCAATGTCTACAGTGGTCTGCTTATTCCCATGCTGACCATTCTGTTTGCCGTAGAAGGTTCTTATCTTACGAATCATTTACTAAGTTTAGCCCTTGAATAGATAGTAATTTGCTGCTTCTCTTGAAGCCCAATTTTAGCTTGTGCAGCCTGACCCCATGCCCTACCCTGCGCTATCTGGCGCATCTCCTTATCTCTTGTCCAGATTGAGGGAGTGCCATCTTTCCAATCGAATACAGTCTTTGGCTTATTCATTCGTTAATCCTGTGGTGGTGTGCAAGTGTGAATGGTGGTCAGGTCTGCTGTGCGTTTGCCGCATCTTGAGCAGAAGTTTTGCTCTGTGCGCTGTGGTGGGTGGGTGTGCCAATCCTGTACCTTTGCATCATCCAGCGACAAGTTACGCATCTTTGCAAACTCTGTAATGGCTTCTACTGCGGGTGATGCGTTATCAGCAGAAGACAAAACAATGCGTTCTTTGCGTGATGTAAGCCATCCCATAAAGTCAAACAATACGCCAGCAATAACAGGGTGCGCCACAGGCTCTTGGCTTTCCAACTGTGCAATGGTTTTCTTGCCTGCTTGGATGGCTTGTTTACATTTGTCAATGTAAGGCTTGTCATCACTCAACGCACATTCCAATGCCTCTACCATCTGTTTCAATACTTCAATCATGCTTATTTCTTGTTCACCACACCAATTGCATTCTTTCTCAAATGCAACCATTGATTGCTCTGCTGGACAAAAGTGCTGTTTCATTTCTTTGCCTCCTTAATTTTTTTCTGAATGCCTGCGCTCGTCTGTAGGAATAGTCTCAAAAACTTCACACCGCCCAAACGAACATATTCTGCATACTCTGATTGGGTAAGGCGCAAATTAACAGCCCTACCCTGCTCTGTCTTTTCTTTCATGATTTCATGTTCCTGATGTAAATAGTCAAGCCATCAATCGTGTCTTTCCCAAAGCCAGTTAGCTTCTCAACCTCTTTGGCTACTTCTTCAATGACTTGATTGCGGTGTGGGTTTTTGGATATTGCAGCTTGTACGGCACGTTTACGCCACATACTCTGCTTCTCAATCTCGTTGAATGCCTCATCTTCATCTGTCATAGTATTCACCCCTTAACTCAGCAATGATGTTGTTTAGCCTGTGGATGCGTTTCTCGTTGTACCCGACAATTGATTGAGCGTATTCAACAGCACTCTCACCCTGCATCTTTAAATGTTGCGCCTCGACAAGTTCCTTTTCAGCTACTTCCAAAGGGGTCTTGGCTCTAAGCAAGTCTTTAACGTACTTTGTGGTCAATTCTCTCCATCCCATACTTTTTCCTTTTCTTGATTTGAGTCGCAAGAATCACTCGTTCAATCTTCTTGCACATATAGCGGTTGTCAGGTGTTCTCACCCAATCGCAAACTGGACACTTCACTACTCGTCTTGTTCCTTGTTTAGTAGGTACAACACAAACCCGATGCAGACGCAAATTCCCAATGCGAACCCTGAAATCCCCATTACGGCTACCCAAATGACTGTTTCCCACATTGCTTTTCTCCTTTGGTTGGTTGTCTAGAGAATCAAAGTACATCAGAGCCAAGGCACAAGCAGCAGCAATGACAAACTTGATGAGCGTATTCATTTGCTCTCAGCCGCAAGCAAGTCGAGTTCAAGGGACTTCATCTGCTCCTTGATGATGGTCATTTCCTGTTCCATCAGGTCAATTTTCTTCTCCAAACGCTTTCGGGTCATGCTCTCTGCATGAGTCCAGCCGATAGCAACGGCATCATTGGCAACCTTGTCAATGAGTTGAATGATCTCGTTGCGGCTCATAAAGCCGCCGACAATGCCTTTAGCTGGCGCTATGCGGTTTATCAGTTCTGTGATTTCTGATGCGATGCTCATGCTGTTTCTCCTTGGGGTTGTGGGGTATGCCATGCTGACTGCAAGGCGGTGAAGTTAACTGGCGCAACTGTGACTGTGGACAGGAAAAGACCCTTGCCATGCAGCTTGCGCCCCCAATCGTCAGTTGCCTTGGTGTTGGTCAACTCCTTGCGTTTGACTGCGTTGTAGACGTTGGTAGGCTTGTAGCCAGCCTCTACCAACTCATCCATTGTGCGAGGTTCTTGGCAGAAGTCTTGAAGGTCAGTCACGTTAACCACCATGAAGCCAAGAGAACAGCTAGACCAACGCCGATAGCAATGGCGGTGAGAATGTCGAGGATTGTTTCTTTCATGTTGTCTCCTTAAAGTTGGGGGCTTGCGCCCCGTTGGGTTGATTAAGCTAAACATCCATCCATCCACCAGCGAGCCACTTGAATGGCACGAACTCGGCAATCAAAATCAGCAAATACTTTGCTACCATCAACATAAACAGCAAACTCTTTGTCAGTGCTGAAATCTGTTTCGATGATGGTGATGCGTTGACCAGCTGCGTTAGTCATACGACCAATACAACGCTCAGTTGGGGTTTCAACAACATCATTTGCGTCACCACGATCAAATCCATCCCAACGGCTGTTACATGATGCGCTATGAGCAATGTGTTCTTCATATTGAGTTGCGTACATTTTGTTTTCCTTTAAGTTCGTTGTTGTCAAGGTTCTAATCATACAGCGTTTGACTACCTAGTCAACCCCCACCTATTTAATCCCACACATTTAACTAGGGTATTTAATCAGATAGGACTTGACTAATCAATCCAATGTTCCCTAGAATCCTTGGCTATGAACACTCCAACCATGCAAACCATTGAAAACATTAGGGAAAAGGCTGAGAAAGCTGGCTACACCATTACTGATGTTGCCCGTCATGCTGGCTTTGACCCCTCTCAGGTATCTCGTTACGCCACTGGTAGAACCATACCATTGGTGACTTCAATACAACGGCTAGAAGAATCGGTAGATTCCCTTATTCAGCAACGTCTTATGGCTTTAAACAAAGGTACAGAATGACCACTCAATTCTTCACCCCCAAACGCATCATTGGCATTGATGTAGGGCTTAACGGCGCTATAGCCATGATGAGAGGTGAAACATTAACTGGTGTAGTCGATATGCCAACTGTCACCCTAACTCGCAATGGCAAAGCTAAGAGGCAAATTTCCATCCCTGAACTGATTGAAATACTTGAGTTGTTCAAGCCTGAAGAGGCTTTTATAGAGCGTGTTTTTGCTAGAAGTGGGCAGGGCGTTACCAGCGTTTTTAGCTTTGGCAGAAGCCTTGGTGCGATTGAGGGAGTCATTGCCGCAAGGTCAATTAAGACTACCCTTGTTCTCCCTCAAGTTTGGCAGAAAGCTATGGGAGTTTCAGGCGGCAAAGATGGCGCTAGAGCAAGGGCAATGGAAGTCTTTCCTTGGAATGTTGACCTGTTCAAAAGAGTTAAAGATGATGGTCGTGCTGATGCAGCACTCATTGCTTGTTGGGGGTTAAGGCATGGCTAATCCATTTGAGATCAAAGAACCTACCTGTATCAGCTTCTCAGGCGGTAGGACTTCTGCTTATATGCTTTACAAGGTGTTAGAGGCTAACCAAATGACACTGCCAAAGCAAGCAAAGGTGATTTTCTGTAATACAGGAAAAGAGCATGAATCAACATTAGATTTTGTCAGAGACATAGAGAAAAATTGGAATATTCCTATTGTTTGGCTTGAATACGCTAGGAATGAGGCTAAATTTAATGTTGTAAACCACACGACAGCCAGCAGAAACGGCGAGCCTTTTGCCGCTTTGATTGAGTCCCGTAGCTTTTTGCCCAATTCAGTTATGCGATTCTGCACCACAGAATTAAAGATTAATCCAATTAATCGTTATATGGCATCTATTGGCTTTCCTGAGTTTCAAACAATGGCAGGGATTAGGGCAGATGAACCCCGCAGAGTTGTAAAACTAAGAGAAACCTTAGTTGCGCCACTTGCCATAGCTGGTGTAACTCAATCCCATGTTCAGGCTTTTTGGAAGGCTAACAGCTTTGATTTGGGTCTTGAGTTCAGGGATAAGATTACCCCATTAGGAAACTGCGATTTGTGCTTTATGAAGGGCGCACATCAGTTAATGAGCATCATCCAGCAAGAACCCAAACGGGCTATTTGGTGGGCAGAACAGGAAAAGAAGATAGGCGGCAGATTCTCAAAAGACCGACCCGACTACACTCAAATGATGAATTTCGGCATTAACCAAACTGATATGTTTGATGCAACAGAGGAAACAATCGCTTGTTTCTGTGGAGATTAAATGCAAGTCTTAGAAGCATCCGCACAAGTTTTCTTTGGAACTATTTTGATATTCATATCAAATTTAATTTTCTTTCCATTGCTTGGCATAGAAGCAACTACAGAGGCAAACATTGCAATAGTTGCAATCAATACTGTTATTGCTTTTGCTAAATCGTATGGTGTTCGTTTTCTATTTAAAAAAATTGAGACTAATCATGGATGACAAAGAACGGCAAACCTTGCGTGAGCATATCGTCTGGCTTGGCTCACAACTTGAGCAAGAACGCAAGCAGAACCAGCAGACTATCGTCTTCATAAAGCGTCTGCTAGACCCTGAAGACTTGGGTCATGCAGTCTCAAATGAAACAAGGCAACTCGCCTATCAACTACTCATTGAAAACCATCACATTGAAAGAGCATCATGGCAATCAAACAATTAAGCCTTAGAGCATCATCAGCATCCCGATGGATTGCCTGTCCTGCCAGTGCAAGACTCTCAGCACTCATGCCCTACGTTGAGGGTGGAGAAGCGGCAAAGATCGGGACTGCCATTCATGCCTTGGCGGAGACTTGCTATCAGTTGGACTCTGACCCCATGAAGTCAGTCGGTACAGTCGTTGAAGGTATCAAGATGACTGAGGAAAACTGTGAGATGGCGCTAGAGCATCTGAAAGCTATTTGGGCTATAGAGGATGAACTTGGCAAGGGTAGCGTCACAGTCGAGAAGTTCCTGCAATACCAAGACACTTATAAAGCCAAGGTAGGCGGCACTACTGACGTAATTGGAGTCAGCAAACAGAAACGCAAACTCATCATTGCAGATTTGAAAACTGGTCGTGGATATGTTGACGCTGACAATGACCAGCTACGCCTTTACGCATTGGCTGCATTTGAAGATGGCAACCTGTACCAAGACATTGATAAGGTCGAGTTGTGGATTATCCAACCGCATCATGGTGAGACTCGTAAGCACTCAATGACAACGCAAGAACTCGTGGATTGGGAGCATTACATCCTAGTCCCTGCAATTGAGAATGCACTCAATCCCCTGTTTCAACCAGTGCCATCAGACTCTGCTTGCCAATACTGCAACGCAAGAACTATCTGCCCTGCACAAGCAAACATCGCTGAAGTTGTAGCCACTGCACCCCCTGTAGAGATGCTCACAGAGAGTCAAATCAGCGTCTTGCTGACTAAGTTTGACATGGTTGAGGGCTACATCAAGGCGGTGAGAGATCATGCCCTTAAACGCATGGAATCAGGCTCAGTCATTGATGGATGGCAACTGCAACCTAAGAGAGCGTTGAGGTCGTGGACTGATGAGAAAGAGGCTTATGCTGGACTCTTGGCACTTGGACTTGACCCAAGGCAAGTAACGAAGACCGAACTCATCACCCCTGCACAAGCTGAGAAACTGCTAACAAAAGACCAAAAGCCTAGCCTTGAAGCGTTAACTTCCCGTATATCCAGCGGATTAACGCTTGCACGTGACAAAGGTTTGACTCAATAATCAGCACCCCGAATCCCCCAACCCTGTGGCATAAGCCACTTCAACTTTAACTTTAAACAGGAAACTTCAAATGAACTTAAACCTCTCAAACTCTGGCGGCTCTGGTAACTACATCCGCTTCTCCCCCCAAGCTAACGCTTGGTCAAACCAAGATGGTGAATTTGTCTTAGAGAAATTTGTATTCGATCACGAGAACTTGCAAACTGGTTGGATGTTGATTGCAACTGGAGTCTTTGAATTCCAACCTGATGAGTCTCTTGGTCGCAAATCAGCGCAGCCATCACCCGAACATAAGAGGGGCTTCAAAGCAGTGTTTTATAACAAACAGATGAATGTGGCGGAATTTAGTGCTAACGGTGCAGGCGCTAACATGGGCTTGGAAGGTCTGTGGAAGCAAGTGCAAGCGCAAGCTGGCGCCAATGTGGGTAAGTTGCCTGTGGTCGAGTACACAGGCTCACGCCCCGAAAAGGTTGGCAAGGGTAGCACCCGTGTACCTGAGTTCACTGTCACAGGTTGGGTAGCTAGACCCGCGGCTTTGCAAGAAGGTGCAGCGCAAGCAGAACCTGAGTTCTCTGCGCCAGCACCAGCCGCTAAACCCGCACCTAGCAAGCCAGCACCCTCTAAGCCAGCACCATCACTTGATGATGACGAGATGTTTAGCTAACTCTAAACACTCAACAGCACCAGAGTTTCGGGGGAGACTCTGGTTTTTTTGTCCCTTTAATAAAGATACCTAATGTCAGCACAAGAAATAGCGTCCATCTTGGGTAACGCAAAGAAAGTTGGTGGTGGTTACCTAGCTAGTTGCCCCGTACCTAGTCATGGGCAAGGCAACGGAGACAAGCACCCAAGCCTGTCTATCACCATGTCGGATGATGGCAACCCCCTGTTCAAATGTCATGGTGGGTGCGATCAGCATACAGTCTTCTCAACTATCAAAGAGATGGGACTCTTGCCAGCATTACCCGACAGACCTGACTACCTCGACAGTATCAAACCAATGAAGCCAATCCCACTCATCTCTACGCCTGTGCTAGAGCATGAATGGCACTACACAGATGAAGATGGCATCAGCCTGTTCATCAAGCAAAGATTCAAGACCTTTGACTCTAAAGGCAAGACATATAAGACCTTACGAGTCATGCCTGATGGCACAAGAGTGGGCAAGTTGGGAGATTGCAGACTCGTACCCTACAAGTTGCCCGATCTGCGACAGGCTACTGCCGCTGGAAGGGTTGTCTACATTACAGAAGGTGAGAAGGCGGCAGATGCCTTGGGCAGCTTGGGCGTGGTAGCTACGACAAGTCACGCTGGCGCTGGTGGTTGGAATGATGAGTTAAACCAATACTTTAAAGATGCTAATGTGGTAATCGTGCCTGACAATGACCTAGTAGGTTGGCATTACGCCTCAAAGGTTACTGAGGCACTCATACCATTTGCCAAAAGCGTCAGAGTCTTGGACTTGAACCTAAGTAATCCCAAAGAAGACGCTTACGAGTGGGTCAATAGATACGATGGCAGCAGAACCTTGCTGGCGCAAATAGCCAAAGCCTGTCCTATCGTTAAGTCACCAGAAGAAGTCTGGACTCCGCAAAGGCTAAGTCTTTATGTCCCTGAGACTCCACAAGAATCTGAAGAACCTCCCAAATCCAAGTTCATGGTCGAGTCATGGGACTCAATCAAGGATGAACCAGTTGAGTGGTTGGTTGAATCCATCATCCCCAAACGTAGTTTCGTAGCCCTGTTTGCACCCCCTGCCAGTTGGAAGTCATTTATAGCCTTGGATTTGGCAGAGGCAATCGCTACAGGTCGTGAATGGATGGGCTACAAAATACCCAAGAAAGGCGCTGTATTGTTCATATCAGGTGAGGGTCATGGCGGTATGGGCGCAAGGGTTAAGGCTTGCAAAATACAGAATAACAGTCCAGATGGGGCAAACCTGTACGTCATCAGAGCGCAAATTAACATCAGATCAAGCCAAGAAGACTTTGATGCCTTAACCAGCGCAATCAACGAGTTAGTGGCGCAAATTGATGAACCACTTGAAATCATCATCCTAGATACCTTGATGCGTATGAGTGGCGGTAACTTCAACGAGAATTCCTCGGAAGATATGGGCGGCTTTATCGCCCAAACAGGCAAGCTGCAGCAACTCTACAACTGTGCCTTGATGGTCATTCACCACTCAGGCAAGCACATAAAGGGACTAAGAGGTCATAGTTCGCTGCTTGGTGCTGTAGACACTGAACTTGAAATACAGCGTCAGGATTCGGTTATCAACTCGGCAGACCCGTCAGTTATAGGCAATGCAGTCCTCAACGTGTCAAAACAGAAAGATGGTGCAGACTCCATAGCCGTGGGCATTGAGGTCGTACTGGTGGAGATTGGGACTTCAACGCTAGGCTTTGAAATCACCACCTCATTAGCCGTGAGGCATAACCCTGAGATCGCCAGTAGCAACTCAAAAGGCAACAAAAACAACGCTGGTAGCGGTGGAAATCAGCGGATTGAGATGGATTCGTTAATGAAAGTAATTAAAGCTAAAGGCTCATATCGTGAAGTAGATGGTACTAGTAGGTATGGAGTGGCTTTGGACGATTGGAGAGCAGAGTTTTGGGGCATGAAAGGCTGTACTGAGGATGATAAAGCAGCCTTTAAGAAAGCATGGCTACGAGCAAGGGAGAGACTTGTAGCCGTAAATAAGATTGTTATAGGCTCTGGTTGGGTGTGGTTGAAGTCCAATTCAGAGGCTTTCTGATATGTATGGATATACAGTGACAAAGGGGACAAACGGGGACAAATGTCCCAAATGTCCCCTTGAGGAGATGGGGACAAACCACCCCTTGTCTATAAACAAGGGGTTTGTCTCCTGTCCCTTTGTCTCTTTGTCTTTTATTTAAGGAGTTTTTAAAATGGTTAGATCAAGGTCGAGAAAAGATGTTCCAGATGTTCAAGTACCTAAACGTCAGGCAACGCAGTGGGAGATTCAGTCTAATGCTGTACTGGTTGAACTTGAGCGTAAAAAGGGTCAGCACTACGAGAAATGGGGAGTTGACCGATTGATTACTTTAGTTGACATTGAGTTTAGGACTAAGTTTTGGGTTCAGATGGGTAGAGTTTGGGATGCCGTGGACTTGGGTGACATTGATAGGCTGCATAAAGCAGTCAATGGAATGTGCAAGGGTTTCGATGCTTTGGAGACTTGGGCTTTAGAAAATGAGATTGAACCCAACCCATCAATCCAGTTCCTTGAGTGGAAGTCAGTCCGAGGTGTACCGATGGTAGTGGTCAGGACTGAAGCTGATGCGGTTGAACTCCAGACCCACCGCAAAGACATAAGCAATGGCAACATCTGGACTCTTGAGGAGATTGAAGTGTTCCTGCAAGAGCCGCAAGTCCAAGAGATCATCAAGCTGAAGGCACTTGTGCCAACAGCAAGGATTACTAAGTTCACGCCCAAAGAAGGGTTTGGTCAGGGTTCAGGGTTTGATGACATGGAAAGCGATCTGGATGCGATCTTCTCTGGTGAGCCTTATGAGCCTAAGTACAAGCCTTTGAATCGTGGCTAGACCCCCGACTACAACCACAGTCCAGTTCAGGCGCAAGTTGACTGATGCCGATAGGACAATCCTGCTTTGCGCTGGCAAGGGAAACATCAGCAATGGGTTTAAGAATGTCTTGGATTGCTACGCAATCTTGTGGGAACTAGGATACCGCCCTAAAGCCGATCTTAGGGATTTCTTAGGGGTAGACAAGGATAGCTAGTAAAACTGCTTTAAGCCTTGTTTTAAGGCTTCCTAGCGGTATTGCTATGACGATCTTTAGCGTGGCTTTGGTAACTAATTATTGAATGCGAATGCGAGTGATTCTCATTGACAATTACAATGTAATCTAAACCGCATTGCGATGACAGTCCCCCAATAAAGCACCCACCGCCTCTCTCCCTCTCCGCCCACCGCCCAAAAAATCCTTTTCAGATTGAGAAATGCCAAGTTATCCACAGGTTATCCACAGATCGGAGGGCAAGTTATCCACAATTTGCCAATCTGGTTTCATTTCCTGTCACAGTTTGCAGATGCGTGTAACACTTTCAGATATTTAAAGTTAACATAATGGATGTTGTATAAAACCGTTTTTGTAAGTATTCTGTAAGCGTTTTGTAAATGTCCAATAGAATCAACAACTTACAGAAGTTATCCACAGAATCCACAGTTGCCTGTGGATAACTCGGCGATTTTTGGACGGGGGGGGAGGGGGTGGTCGCTGGTCGTGATAGTTGTGGGAGCCTCCTCTGTACTCAAGAAGCGAAATTAGAAAAAAAGCCAACCCACCACTCCCCGCTACGAAAAAAAAGACTATCGCCCTCTAATTTGCTATAGTCCCCACCTATCACGCCCACAACTCCCAAGGACAATCGTGAAGATAGAGCAGATTGACAGTATCCAAGACGAGGTAGACCAACCGACAACTGAAAAGAAGAAGGCTGGCAGACCCAAGGGTGTATTTGGCTTAAAGCGTCAGATACAGGAGTACGCAAGGAATCCTGACTTGGCGCTTCCCAAGACTGACAACCAGCGCATCAAAGACCTGAAGGATATGCTCATCAGGTCGAGTGGCAAGGATGTTGTCGAGAAGATGATCTCAATAGCGTTGAACGACAACCACCCTGCTCAAATGGCAGCTATCAAGATGTGTGTAGACCGCACCCTGCCTGTATCCATGTTTGAGAAGGATAAGAGCCAGAGGAGTGCAATCCACATTAATATCACGGGCATAGGCGCACCCACAGTAGCCACAACGACAATTGACGCTGAAGAACCCAAAGACATAGAAGACATAGAGGCTAAAGATGGCTGACTTGAACTTTGCGCTACTGCCTTGGCAGCAGGAGGTCTATGCCGACAAGACGAGGTTCAAGGTCGTGGTTGCTGGCAGGCGGTGCGGTAAGTCAAGACTTGCGGTAACGACTCTATTAATAGAGGGGTTGAGTTGCCCTGCAGGTAGTGCGGTGCTGTATGTGGCGCCGACTCAGGGACAGGCTAGACAGATTGTGTGGGATGTTTTGCTTGACGTAGGCAGGGAGATTATTCAGAGCAGCCATGTCAACAACATGGAAGTGACTCTTATTAACGGAGCAAAGATATATGTAAGAGGCTCAGACAGACCTGATACTTTGCGTGGAGTCTCATTGACTTACGCCGTACTGGATGAGGTAGCTGACATTAAGCCTGAGACTTGGGAACAGGTAATTAGGGCAAGTTTGTCAGACAAGAAGGGTAAAGCCATGTTTATCGGCACACCCAAGGGTAGGAACTGGTTTTTTGATTTGTACAACTTAGGGCAAGAGGGGAGTGACCCTGATTGGAAATCGTGGCACTTTACGACTCAAGACAACCCTTTGATCGACCCTAGTGAAATCGAGAGTGCGAAGAAGACCCTAAGTTCGTTCGCCTTCAAGCAAGAGTATATGGCATCTTTTTCAAATGCTGGCTCTGATGTATTCAAGGAAGAATGGATTAAGTACGGGGAAGAACCTGAGTATGGTTCTTACTTTGTAGCTGTTGACTTGGCTGGATTTGAGGAAGTAGCTAGACAGGCGGCTAACTCGAAGAAGCGTCTTGACCAGACTGCCATTGCTGTGGTTAAGGTGACTGATGAGGGCAAATGGTTTGTTAAAGAGATTGTTTATGGGCGTTGGGACATTCGGGAGACTGCGGCAACTATTCTGCTGAAGATGCGGGAATACCGCCCTTTGAGTGTTGGAATTGAGCGAGGTGCGTTAAAAAACGCTGTTTTGCCTTATTTGAGTGACCTAATGAGGAAAAATAATGTATATTCGCACATAGTTGACTTGACGCATGGCAACAGGAAAAAGACTGACAGAATTATCTGGAGTCTCCAAGGAAGGTTTGAGCATGGGCGTATTGTGCTGAACTCTGAGGAAGATTGGGATGAATTCAAAGATCAACTTTTGATGTTCCCCGCCCAAGGTGTTCACGATGACTTGCCTGATGCTCTTTCCTACATTGACCAACTGGCGATAACCTCTTACTTCCAAGATGACCAAGAAGATGAGTGGGAGCCTTTAGACATAATAAGTGGCATTTAGGAGCAATAAATGGCAACAATGGGTAATGCAGGTCAAGGAATAGTTAAGGGATTGTTTCCTGACTTCCTTGGCTCGTCTGAATCAAACCCACTTGCACCATTTGGCTTGAGACATTCAAACTCTGTATATGACCAACCTGAAATAAAAGGTCGTGGTTATATGGGCGTTATCCCTACATCAGTGGGTGAGCCAATGACAGAGTTGTCATCTTCTTTTGAGATGGATGGTCGTGTAATTCAGCATCCTTTGATTGTTCCAACATTGTCAGCACAAGAGATTGAACTGTTGCGTATGGGTGGAGAGCCAACACCTGAGATTTACAGCAAGGCACAGCAATTTGCTTTGGGTCGTATTCAACAAGGTCTTAGCCCATTTGCAACACCTCAAGACTTGCAGATGCCAGTTTCTGAAACATCACCAACATTTACCGACCCCTTTGCAAATACAATCGGTTCATCAATAAGGTAACACTATGGCAACAGACAAAGAAGTCAAGCTAGAACAAGGCGAATTTTATGAGCCTACTGAGGCTGATAAAGAGTTGACCGATTTCATCACTAGCCACTGCGACAAGTGGAGAGATTGGCGAGATACAAACTTTCTCCCTGATTATCTAGAGTACGAGCGCATCTTCCGTGGTCAATGGGCTTCTGAAGACAAGACCCGTGAGTCTGAGCGTAGCCGTATCGTTACTCCTGCTACCCAACAAGCTGTTGAGACTCGCCATGCTGAGATCATGGAAGCTATCTTTGGGCAAGGCGATTTCTTTGACATTGAAGACAATATCCAAGATATAGGTGGAAACCCTATAGATGTTGAGTTAATTAAGGCTCAACTGATGGAAGACTTCAAGAAAGACAAGATCAGAAAAGCTATCGACCAGATCGAATTGATGGCTGAAATCTATGGTACAGGCATTGGCGAGATCATTGTCAAGACCGAGAAAGAGTACATCCCATCGACTCAAGCTATTCCTAATCAGATGGGTCAAGCGGCTATTGGTGTGATGGAGCGTGAGCGCATATCTGTAAAGATCATGCCTATCAATCCCAAGAACTTTCTATTCGACCCGAATGGTACTTCGGTCGATGACTGCATGGGGGTGGCGATAGAGAAATACGTGAGTATTCATAAGATTGTAGAGGGTATTGAACGTGGAATCTACCGCAAGGTGGACATTACGCCCACCTATGAAGATACTGACCTAGAGCCTACTCAAGAGGTTAGCCAGTACCAAGACGAGAAGGTACTGTTGTTGACATACTACGGATTAGTACCCCGTGAGTATTTGAACAACATGAAAGAAAACAAGGACATAGTTGAGTTGTTTCCTGAGAATTCAGCGGCAGAAGACTACACCGATATGGTTGAAGCCATTGTCGTGATTGCCAATGATGGTATGTTACTCAAGGCTGAAGAAAACCCTTACATGATGAAAGATAGACCTGTGTTGTCATACCAAGACGATACAGTTCCAAACCGCCTGTTGGGGCGAGGTACAGTGGAAAAAGCCTTCAATATGCAAAAAGCTATTGATGCTCAGACTCGCGCTCACTTGGATTCACTCGCTTTGACCACTGCCC